AAAGGCGCGGAAAAGTTGACCCAAGGAAACAAAGTTGTAACAGTGTGTATCTGTAGTAGGCGGCGGCGACCGGATCGTGTCAGCCAATAACATGACGCGCACGTATACTTGAGTCCATGAACGACCATCCTACAGACGAACAGATCGTGACGAGCGCGCTCGCACGCTGCGGCGGCAACGCCCGCGCGCTTGCGCGTGTCCTAGGGGTTAACCCCATGCGCGTGTACAAGTGGATCGAGCGCCGCCGCTTAGCTGTGCCGTGGCGCTTGTATCTGTCTGCTGTGCTGGCAGACCAGTCATGGCCGCCGCGTGACAAGCTTGCCCCTTAGCGGCGCTGGTGTGGCCACACGGTTCCGTAGCACGGGCAAAAAAATCCCCGCGCGTGGCGGGGATGTGATGCAGGAGCATGGAAAGGTATGAGACAACCACCGAGGTGGTGCGGCAATTATATCGGCTGCGATATGCAGGTCACGCATAGATATGCAGGTCACGCATAGATATGCAGGTCACGCATAGATATGCAGGTCACGCAGAGACGATGTCCGCTGATTCGCTATGCCGGTTCAGCGACCGAGGCCCCGGTAGGTTCGGAGCCGGCGGGCGGTGCACCAGGCGCGGAGTCTACTGCGTGTGGCTCAGCTACACTGCTTACATCTCAAGTTTTGATGTATGATGTTGCCTCCGCAACCGCAACGTAGGAGGTGACATGCAGCAAGCTCAAACCGACGCCCTGCGCCGGGCTATCGAGGCCGCCGGTGGCCTGACAAAGCTCGGTGGACTCATCGGGTGCTCGAACCAGCGAGTCTGGAACTGGACCGCAGCCGGACGAGCGCCCGTGAAGATGTGCCCAAGAATCGAGATGGCCACCGGCGTGCCGTGCGAAGAACTGCGCCCGGACATCAATTGGGGCTACATGCGGCAAAAGCTCCAAGGCGGCTCGCAATGAACTACTACCCCTTCCACATCGGGGACTACGTCAGCGCGACCCGGCATCTAAGCTGGGAAGAGGATGCCGCCTTCCGCCGCCTGCTGGACGTGTACTACCTGACGGAAAAGCCACTCCCGGACGACCTGCGCTCCGTGTGCCGCCTTGTCATGGCGCAGACCGAATCGCAGCGCGAGGCGGTGCGCGTGGTGCTGGAAGAGTTCTTCGAGCTTACCGACGCTGGGTGGGTGAACAAGCGCGCTGACGAAGAAATCCAGGCGATGCTCGACAAGCAACAGAAGCAGCGCGAGAAAGCGAACCGGCGTTGGTATATGCAGCGCTCGGCGCTCGGCAATGCCGCACCAGGCAATGCCGCACCAGGCAATGCCGCAGCATCGCCGGGTGATGCCGTGGCATGCGGTTTCGATGCCGTGGCAATGCCACCAACACCAACACCAACACCAACACCAACACCAACACCAACACCAACACCAACACCAACACCAACACCAAAGGTAGATAAGCGCACGCAAAGCGTGCGCAATGGCGCGCATGCCGCGCGCATCGCCGGGTGCCCGCCAGACGTTGACCAGCAGATGTTCAGCGACTGGCTCGAAGTCCGCAAAGCCAAGAGAGCAGGCCATGTCACTCAGACCGTGCTCGATAGCATGAGACGCGAGGCGGGAAAAGCCGGGATCAGCCTGCAAGACGCTGTCGCGCACTGCTGCCTGGCTGGATGGCAGGGCTTCAGGGCGGACTGGTACACGTCGGCGAAGCAGGCCGGAACGCAGCATGCGGCAGGCCAGCGCACGTTTTTCAACCGGCAGATCGCGCTCGAAGAGGAAAACCGGCGCGTCGGCCAAGAGTGGCTGGAGCAGATGAGGAAGCGAGAGGCGCAAGGAGGAAACGAATGAGACCCGAAGACCGAGACCAATTCATGCAGCTGTTGACCGACGCGATGGCGTACTACGGCACGACCGCAAGCCCGTACGTGCTGTCCGTCTGGTGGGCGGCATGCGAGCGGTACACGATGGAGCAGGTGCGTCAGGCACTCACGCGGCACGCGATGAACCCAGACACGGGCCGGTTCGCGCCGAAGGTCGCGGACATCGTGCGGCTGCTGGAAGGCACGACAGAGGACAAGGCGGCGCTGGCCTGGGGCAAGGCGCTCGACGCTGCGCAGCGCGTCGGGGCGTACTCCGACGTGGTGTTCGACGATCCGGCGATCCATGCGGCCATCGAGGACATTGGCGGGTGGCCAAAGTTTTGCCGGACAGAGAGCAAGGATCTTTCCTACCTGCAACACCGGTTTTGCGAGTCGTACCGGGCGTATGCAGCGCGCGGCTCGTTCGAGTACCCGCGCAGGCTCGGAGGCGATCGGAGCTCGGATGACGTGTACCGCATGCGCGGGCTTGAGCCTCCGCAGCCGTGCGTGGTCGGAGACAAGGCGGCAGCGCGGATGGTGTACAAGGGCGGCGCTGCTGGCGGCAAGGCTGTCACAATCGCAGACCTTGGGCGGATCGTCGCCGAACGCATCGGCGGCGCTGCTGGAGAAAAATCGGCCCAACAAGGCGCGATCAGGCCGTGACGCTACCCATGTATCAACCAGGCCAAAAAAATCGCTCTACGGGCCTGTAAACGCGTCAGAATGGCATTGGTATGGAGTGCAAAGGATGCAAGCGAGAAAAAATGGCGCGGCTGTCGGACGGCCACATGGTATGCACGTGGTGTCGGGCGTGGCTGATCGAGTGCGAGGCTCGCTATCTGCTGGAGATGTCGTTGGAGGCAAGACGCGAGGCGCTGGCTGCGCGGGAGAAGGTGCGCGGCTCGGTCGAGGATTTGAAGGCCGCGATGGAGCGGCTGCACGCGCAAAGGCGATCCTCGATGCAGTCAAGGACGGGGCGGAGGTGATGCCAGGTCAGATCCGATGGGCGCTCAGGCAGACTGGCGACCTATGAAAGCAGAGCCAATGATCGTCTCGCTCCCGTGGCCGCCACGGGCCACCAGCCCGAACGCACGGGCGCATTGGGCCACTGTGCACCGTGCGCGGTCGCGGTATCGTTCTGATGCGCGCATCCTGGCGATGGATGCCGGGGCGCGCGATTTTGCGAAGGCTCTGCCCGAAGGCGCGCCGCTACGCGTCACTCTGCGCGTATACCCACCGGACAAGCGCAGGCGCGATTGGGACAACGTCATCGCGTCGCTAAAGTCAGGGCTTGACGGAATCGCTGACGCGCTTGGCATTGATGATTCGCGCTTCAGGCTCTCAATTGAGATGCTGCCGGAGGTGGCGAAGGGCGGGCGCGTCGATGTTGTACTAGACACCGAGGGCAAGAGATAGTGTTACTGATGGGCTTGCTAGCGCCTCGGTTTTCTAGGTGCCCCGCGCCCCAGATTTACTTGCGGACGACAGCTGCGTAGTACGTGCGACCGTCCAAGTCAGTAAGGTAGCCGTATTCGGTGCAACGGTACACCACTTCATCCCCTTCTTCGATCTCATCCGTGAGGGTGCATCCGCTGGTAACGCGGATAGCTTTGCGGTCCAATTTGTCCCCATAGTCCCATTCAAAATCGCGGATAGCCGCCTCGATATCTCCGCCGTCCGGTATGACAGCGATGAGCATGGCGTTGATGGTGGCGATTGTGTAGGTGGTCATTTCTCTCTCCTTACCCCTGCTTCCCCGAGGTGCGGGTGGCAGCACATCTGCTGTCCATGTGGTGTACTATACACTAAATATTTTACTTGTCAAATGGTGGCTCAATTGGAATTGCAACAATGTGTAACGTGCGCTGCCAGGCTGCGCACAGCGAGTGCCGCCAAGGATCGCGGGCCACGTCTACAATTGGAAGCATTGACAAGGTGTTGATATGCCAAGACTGACCAAGGACACATGGGCGGATGTGAGGGCCGAGCGGGAGGCGGGGGCGAGCTTTGGAGAGCTTGCGGCCAAGTATGGGGTGGACAGGGCCGCCATCCATCGTCGGGCGAAGGCTGAGGGCTGGAGCGATGGGCAGGACGTTGCCGAGATCGTCAGACGCAAAGTCAACGAGAAGGTCAACGCAATATCAACGGCAGGCGATCCGAAAAAGCGCGCGGCTGCACTAGACGCCGCCGCAGACCGCGCAGCCGAGGTGGTGAGGCGGCACCAGGAAGAGACAAACGCCGCCAGGGAGCGGCTGTATTCCGGCCTGAAGGCTCACAAGGTGGCCGTCACAAAGGACGAAAAGGTGCTGGCGTTTGAAGACTTGAAGGCAGCCAAGATCGCATCTGAGGCGCTCTCCATCATCCAGCGACTGGAGCGGATCAATTGGGGCTTGGAGGAAGCAAACGCCAAGCCGGAGATCGTGATTGAAAGGAGCTACGGGAAATGACGAATGGCACATCGTGGATCGCTGGAAAGATCGAGCACTGGCCTATTGACAAGCTGATCCCCTACGCACGCAACGCGCGAACTCACTCGGACGCGCAGGTGGCACAGATTGCCGCCAGCATCGCCGAGTTCGGTTTCACCAACCCGATCCTGGCGGGCAGCGACGGCGTGATAATCGCAGGACATGGCCGCGTGTTGGCAGCGCGCAAGCTGGGGCTGGAGGATGTGCCGGTTGTGGTGCTTGACCATCTGAGCCCGACGCAGCGGCGCGCGCTTGTCATTGCTGACAACCGTATCGCAGAAAACTCTGGATGGGACGAGGAATTGCTTGGCGTTGAGCTTGAGGAGCTTCACGATCTTGGGTTTGACGTTGGCATGCTTGGGTTTGAGGCCCCCGACTTGTCGAGGATTATGGGGCTTGACGCGGACGCGCTGGACTGCTTGCCGGATAACGAGGGCGAGACCGACGAGGATGCGGCCACGGATGTTGTTGAGACGCCAATTTCTCTACATGGAGATGTTTGGTTATTGGGCGACCATCGATTGATGTGCGGGGACAGCACGCGCCCCGGCGATGTTGAAAGGCTCATGGCTGGCAAGACTGCGCAACTGCTGCACGCAGACCCGCCATACGGCATGGGTAAGGAGAGCGACGGAGTTGCCAACGACAACATCTACGGGAAAGAGCTGGACGCATTCCAGATGAAATGGTGGGAGACATACCGCCGTTTCCTGGACGACAACGCAAGCGCATATATCTGGGGCAACGCGCCAGACCTGTGGCGTCTTTGGTATGTGGGTGGCCTTGGCGATTCGGAAAAACTGGAGCTGCGCAACGAGATCGTGTGGGATAAAAAGAGCGTCCCAGGCATGGCGTCTCAAGACCTGACTCAATATCCGATTGCCACCGAGCGCTGCCTGTTTTTCCAGCTAGGCGACCAGTTTTTGGGCAATGTGAACTCCGAGGACTTCCCAGATAGTTGGGAGCCATTGCGCAGCTACATGGAATCCGAGGCCAAGGCCGCAGGCATGACACAGACCGATGTGAAGCGTGTTTGCGGTGTCAGCATGTATTCGCACTGGTTCACCAGGTCGCAGTTCACACTGATCCCAGAAAAGCACTACCGCAAATTGGCGTCCGAATTTCCTAGACACTTTGAGAGGCCGTGGCGCGAGCTGAAGGCGGAGTGGGATCGCGTGAAAAGCGACCCGACAACCGGAATCCAGGCCATGCGCAGCTACTTTGACAACGCGCATGAACCGATGCGCGACGTGTGGGAGTTCCCGCGCGTGACCGGAGAAGAACGCTACGGCCACGCGACACCGAAACCGGTAGCCATGATCGAGCGGGTGATGAAGTCGAGCCTGCGCCACGGCGGGCTGGCGGTCGAACCATTCAGCGGCACCGGCACAACCATCATCGCCGCCGAAAAAACCGGCCTCCGATGCTACGCGATGGAGTTATCGCCGCAATACGTCGATGTAGCCGTCCGCCGCTGGCAGAAATTCACCGGCAAGCGCGCAATCCTAGAGGCCACGGGCGAGCCGTTTCCTGAAGAATGACCCGCATCGTCATCCCGCCGATCGACCTACACCCAGGCCAGCGCCGCGTGCTCGAGACACCGGCGCGATTCAAGGTCATCAGCGCAGGGCGGAGATTCGGGAAAACCCTGCTGGCTGTGGAATGGCTGGCGCTGATGCAGGGCGGGGCGATTGACGGGAAGCCGGTGGCCTTCTTTTCACCATCGTACAAGCTGCTGCTCGACGTGTGGAGCGACATGGAGCGCACGCTCAAGCCCGTGACGCGCAAGGCCAACCGGACGGAAATGCGCATCGAACTCATGACCGGTGGCGTGGTTGACTTTTGGACGCTCGAGGACAAAGACGCGGGCCGCGGGCGGAAGTACTCCCGCCTCGTGATCGATGAGGCCGCGCACGCCCGCTATCTGAAGGACGCATGGGAGCGGGCCATCAGCCCGACGCTGACGGACTACAGCGGAGATGCGTGGTTCATCAGCACGCCGAACGGGATGAACTACTTCTACGAGTTGTTCAAACGCGGTGGCGATCTGGCATATCCAGATTGGGCGAGCTTCCACATGCCGACAAGCTCCAACCCGCACATCGACCAGGCGGAGATCGAACAGAAACGCCGCGAGCTTCCCGACCTGGTGTTTCGGCAGGAATACTTGGCCGAGTTCGTCACCTTCGGCGGTGGGCTGGTGAAGCCGGAGATGTTGGCAGACGCGCCTTGCCCACCAGGATTGCCCGTTGTGCTTGGCGTTGACCTAGCCATCAGCGAGCGAGCAGGGGCGGACTACACCGCAATCGTTGCGCTGGCTCGTGACCCGGACACCGGCATCGTGTACGTCAATGAAGCCGAGCGGCATCGGTGCGGCTTCCACGAGGTACTCCAGCGCATCAAGGCCGCCGCATCGCGCCACAACCCGCGCGTGATCGCGGTCGAGCAAACGCAGTACCAGGCCGCCGTGGTGCAGGAACTTACGCGCACGACAACCCTGCCGGTTCGCGGCATCAGGCCCGACAAGGACAAGGTGACGCGCTTTTTGCCCGTGCTCACGCGGTACGAGCAGCGCATGATCCGGCATGATCCTTCAGGCGTTCCGGCCTGGTTCCGAGACGAATTGCTCTCGTTTCCTGAGTGCGAGCACGACGACGCCGTGGACGCGCTCAGCCACGCCTTTTCTGCGATCGGCATGGCGGCATCGCGGCCTGTCGCTGCTGGTGGGAGGACGTTTTGATGATGCCTGAGATTGTCGATCTGCTCGGGCACGGGGCGGCTGCACGCCTTGCGCTGGCCTTCAATGGCCGTGAAATCCGGGTTCCCGCCCGTCGCCAAGGCCGGACATGGGATGCTCTAGTGCAGGCCATCGGAGAGCATGACGCCGCCCGGTTTTGCGACTACTTCCAAGGCGAGCGACTCTACATCGCCAGCAGCCAGCGGCTGCACACCGAGCACAATCGCCGCCGCGCAGCGGAGATGCGCGCGCAGGGCAAGAGTTGGGCGGAGGTGGCGAAAGCACTCACGCGACCGAGCGGATACACCGAGCGCGGCGCGCGCAAGCTGCTGGAGAAAAGCGGGTCAGCTGCGTTTGCGTCGCTTCCGCTGTTTGACGATGCGCCGGACTTAGTTCCGAACGGGTGACGGCGCGGCAGGCAACATCATCGAGCATCATGGCACAGCAACCAACAGCCTACACCTCAGCCGTCTCCATCGAGCGCGCCCTCGCACGATTCGGCTGGCTCGGGGACGCCGACGAAATCCTCGCTCAGCTTGGTATCGATCGCACCAAGCTTCGGCGGATCGCGGACGATGATGAGGTATCGGCAGCACTCGATACGCGCCGCGATGCCGCTCTCAACACGCCTTGGCGCATCGAGCATGACCAATCGCGTGCCCGCCAGTTCTTTACGGACGCTGCATCTGCCGCAATCCCGGCCATCATGGCTGCGGCTTGGGCATCGGTGCCTTACGGCTACAGCGTGTTCGAGGTGGTCTATGCGGACGCCGGGAACGGGCGCATCGCCATCGGCAGCATCATCGAATGCCCGTTCGAGTGGTTCATGCTGCGGCCTGACGGCTCGCTGCTTTGGCGCAACGACCTAACTCAAACCGACCCGCGTAAGTTCTTTGCCATCGTGCACCAGGGAAGCTTGCGAAAGCCGATGGGCGAGGCTCTGCTGGCAAAAGCCTATTGGCCGTGGTACTTCCGCACCCACGGCTGGCGATTTTGGGCGAAGTTTCTGGAGCAGGCCGCAGTGCCGTTGTTGGTCGGGCGCACGATCTCTGACAAGCAGGCGATGGTGGAGATGCTACGCAGCCTATCCAGCGGGCCGGTGGCCGCGCTCGATCGAGAGGAAGAAATCGTCTCCGTCGATACCCCAGGAAACAGCCCCAACAAGTTCACCGAGTTCGAGATTGCCTGCACCCGGCGCATCCAGCGCCTGATCCTTGGGCAGACGCTCACCAGCGGGACAGACGGAGGAAGCGGCAACCGCGCCCTTGGCGATGTGCACAACGAGATCCGCCAGGAAAAGCGCCGTGCCGATATTCGGCTGCTCACCGAGGCGGTTCAGCGTGTGCTCGATACCTTGGCCGCGCTCAATGCCTTGCCAGCGCCTCGATTCGTCATGGAGGATGAAGCTGGGCTGCAAATGGACCGCGCCAAGCGCGATGAAATCTTGGTCAGGTCTGGCATGCTCCAGTTCACGCGGCGCTACCTTGAGGAGAAATACGGCTTCGAGTCGGACGACTTCAACGAACTCACGCCGGATCAGGCGGCGGCAGTGGCAGACGTTGGCGTCGTGGCCAGCGGAGAACCAGGGCAATCGGTAGGCGCTGGCATGGCCGCAACGTTCGCCACACCAGACGCGCCGCACAAACCAGACCGCTCGCGCTTCACCGAAGGGCAGCAGGCCATCGAGGATGAGATCGAGCGCATCCTGCCGTCCGTCGGCAGCCCGATCGATTCCGCAGCGATCAAGTCCGCAATCATGGGCGCGGAAAGCGTGCAAGACCTGTACGAGCGCTTGGCCGTCGCCATGCGCGATGCCGATACGGCTAAGTTCGGTCAGGTGTTCGAGCGAGCGCTATTCGCCGCCGAAGTCATGGGGTATCTGCATGCAGGCGGCAAAGCGCAAACGGGCGCGGATGCCGCAGCCGCACCGACGGTCAACCTCACCGCGCCAATCACGATCCACATGCCGGAGCAGCAAGCTCCAATCGTGCGCATGGAGGCCGCGCCCGCGCCGATCGTCAACGTCGAGCCGCCTATTGTCAATGTGCAGGTCTCAGCGCCAGAGGTCAGATTCACCGCCGAAGTGCCGCCCGCGCAGGTGGTGGTGGCGCACCCGAACCGCGCCATTCAGACCGTCGAGCGAGATCCGAATACCCTCGAAGTCACCCGCACCGTCACCACCTACGAAACCGACCAACCCAAGGAGTAACCCATCATGGCGATCCAGTTTTCTGTTCCCATCCGCAACGCCCGCCTCGATGCCATCGAGACCGCCATTGGCACGTCCGCTGTCATGAAGATTCGCACCGGAGCAGCGCCTGCATCATGTGCCACGGCAGACTCAGGCACCGCTCTTGCGACGATCAACCTGCCATCGGACTGGATGGACGATGCGGCCTCCGGCAGCAAGAGCATGTCCGGCACGTGGCAGGACACCAGCGCGGACGACTCCGGCACCGCTGGGCACTTCCGCATCTACGCCAGCGACGGCACCACCTGCCACATGCAAGGAACGGTCACGGCGACTGGAGGTGGCGGCGACCTGCAAGTCGACAACACGAGCTTCGCCGTTGGTCAAAGCTTCACCGTCACGTCGTTCACCCTGACCGACGGCAACGCCTAAGCGATCATGGCGATCACCACTCTAGATCAACTGCTCGCTGGTATGCTGCCGCCCGCGTCCATCGTAAAGGCCGCCACGCCAACGCTGACCGCTGGCCGCCCGCACAGCCTGTTCTACCTAGCTGGAGCTCCTGGGACGGCTGCCGCGCCGAGTCCTGGTATGGCTGGCGCTGCGCTCACAAGCTACGCTGGTCAAATACCGTTCCCTGCCGCAGTCTCCAACAAGAACATCAATCTGGCTCGCTTCCAGGCCCAGGCCACCATCGCGGGCACACTGATCCTGTGCGACCGGCTCTGGCACAACTCAGGCCTGAACCTGACATCGACGAGCGCGCAGACCATCAACTCCGTAGCTTGGCCCGCGCGCGATGCCAACGGTAGCAGCAACGGCGCTCAGGTGCTGATCGGACTCGAGGTCACGACGGCGACCGGTAGCGGAACGCCGAACTTCACCATGTCCTACACCAATCAGGCTGGCACGGCGAGCAAGACAGGAACGGGCATTCTTCCAGGAGGCGCATCGTCCCCCGTCGGTTCGTTCTACCCTATGGGGCTGGATGCTGGCGATACTGGCGTGCGCTCGGTGCAGTCGTTCACGCTCTCGGCCTCGTGGTCATCCGGGGCCGCATCGCTGGTTGCCTACCGTGAGATTGCTAGGCTTGAACTGACGGCGGCCAACGTGCCTTCTGCGATCGACGCGATTACGTCTGGAATGCCGCGCATGTATGACAACAGCGTCCCGTTCCTTCTGTTCGTGCCGTCTGGCACGTCATCAAGCAACGTCAGCGGGCAGGTTGTGTATTCGCAAGGCTAACCCATGACTGCCGCCGCGCAGATCAACGGCTGGCTGAGGGAGCGGTACATCAAACGCAGCGCCGCGCAGACCTACGCGCGCATTGCCTGGGGCGACCTGGACGGAACCGAGGCCAAGGTTTGGAGCGCATGGATATTCGGCGCGCCGATCAATGGCACGCTAGCAGCAACCCTAGGCGCGGCATCGGTATCCGCAACGGGCCGCCTTGCGATCAAGGGCAGCGCAAGCGCGACGCTTGCCACCCTGACCGCATCAGGCAGCGCTGCGCTGTCCCTCCTGGCGCAGGGTGCGGCAACGCTCGATACGGCGCTGCTGTCTGCATCTGGATCGATGGTGTCGGTGGTCATCAATGGATCGCTTGACGCCACGCTGGAGCAGGCAACCGCTGCCGCCACCGGGGCGCTGGCGATCAGCGGTCAAGGATCGACTGTGCTGGATGGTGCGGCCCTTTCGGCATACAGCGCACTGTCCATCAATGGGCAAGGTGCCGCCGGGCTTGCAGCCGCTACCGCATCAGCCATCGGCTCGCTTGCCATCCGGGCGCAGGCGTCTGTGACGCTTGCCAACGCCACAGCAGGCGGGGACGGACAGCTTGCTATCGGTGCGCAGGACGCCAGCGTGCTTGATGCAGCGACGATCTCTGCTACCGGCGCGCTTGCCGTGCGAGGGCAGGCAGCAGCGACGCTCTCCGGCGCAGCGCTTGCGGCCACTGGAATCCTGCCGATCCGAGCTCAGGCTTCGCTTGCGCTCGCGGACGCCAGCATGTACGGAGCTGGCAGCCTACAAATCAGTGCGCAAGGCGCAGCTACTCTTGGCGATGCACTGTCAGCCGGTGAGGCCGCCTTGGCTTTGGCCGCGCAGATGAGAGCCGGGCAGCTTGAGGCTGCAGTCTGCACTGCCGACGGTATGTCGGCTATCCGGGCGCAGGGCGCTGCGACTCTCGCTGATGCGTCGTGCATGGCTGAAGGAGCATCGAACAGACCGTCGCTTTCGCTCGCCGCCATCGAGGCGCTGGCTGCTGCGGTGTGGGCGCAGCAACTGCCGCTGCCGGACTCGCCGCCTGCATACACGCCAGGAGCGGGCATGTTGTCCGCCGCTGAGATCGCCCGCGCCGCGCATGCGGTATGGGCGCGGAGCCTGCCATGACGACCGCTGGAGAACGGCTGCGGCAACTGGCTGGCACCGATGGTGCGGCTGGCGCGCTGTTGCTCATGATCGGAAGTGGTGCGACCGCAGGTGCCGCGCTGGTTGACTACTCCGGGCTTCCGATTGGATCTGCTGCCGAGCACTTGATGAAGGACATGGCGCAGCCGTGGCAGGGCGGGACGTTCGGGTTCGGCTATGACAGCGTGCGCCTCCGCAGGCCGCGCCGCAAACGGGAAGATGAATTGCTATGGCTGTGAAGGTTCCATTCGATGATCCAGCGTCGAAAATCATTGCCGATCTGCGCAGTCAGAACGTCACGCTGCCGGAGATTTTCTATGCGCTCGAAGCAGAAAAGCGCACGCAGGCGTTCACCGTCTCAGGCTTGGCGAAGCTTGACCAAATCCAGCATGTTGCGGACGAGCTTGCCCGCCATGTCGCAGACGGCGGCACGTTGCGAGACTTCCAGAAATGGGCCGAGAGCCAAGATTGGTCGCTGTCAAAACCGCGCTTGGAAACGATCTTCCGAAACGCGGTGCAGACGGCCTACAACGCAGGGCACTGGAGGCGCTTTGAGGAAACGAAGGCCACGCGGCCATTTCTGATGTACGACGCCATCAACGACAGCCGCACGCGCCCGTCGCATCTCGCGCTCGACGGCACGATCCGCCCGGTTGATGACCCGTTTTGGGACACCCATTCTCCGCCGCTGGGGTTTCGCTGCCGGTGCACCCTGCGCTCGCTTTCCGCGGACCAAGCGCGAGGGCGTGGTGGAGTGACGCAAAACCCGCCCGCTGAAGGCGTAGCAGACCCAGGGTGGGGAGCGAAGCCTACGGTGTGGAGTGAAACGCTCGATACCGTTTCGGAACAGAAGATCGGCGCGCTCCAGGAATCCATGACAAGCACCGCGCTCAATGCCGGAATGCAAATCGCGGCGGTCGAGATCGTCATTGCGATGATCCGCGAACTACTCGCTGGAGAAGATAGCGCGGGAACCTGATCCAGGCTCAATCAGTGGCATGCGCGCCCATCATAGGGCGCATGAAAAACAAGCCCATTGCGCTGACATTCGCTGCAACTCCGGTAGCTGGATCGCCGCGCCGATTCTCAGGCGTGGCGTATTCAGGTGGCGTCATTCCGAACTACAGCTGGCTCGGAGACGTAGCGATTGATCTCGGTTCGCTGAAAAACGATCAAGGCGAAGAACTGCCCATCCTGGTCGACCACGACCAGAGCATCGACGGAATCGCTGGAAAGGGACGCATCTTCAAAGCCACCGGCGCTGACGGACTTCCGTTCCTATCCGTCGAGGGCGAGCTTTCACAGGCAACCGATGCCGGCACCAAGGTCGCCGCGCTGTTCGCTGAGGGCTTCCCTGTTCAGCTTTCGGTCGGGATGCAGGCAAACGTGCGCGAGGTGTCCGAGCCGACAACGGTCAACGGGCGGGCAATGGATGTGTCCGCCATCTTCGAGGACGCCACCGTTCGGGAGGTGTCATTTGTCCCGATCGGGGCCGACCCGAACACCCAGGCGCAAGCCTTTTCAGCAGCATCTGCCACCCAAAAGGAGAAACCCAACATGAATGAAGTCGACGCACTGAAGGCTCGCATCGCCGAGCTTGA